CTGAACGGAAACGTACTTTATCACCGTCATAGAAACCACCTTCGTTAGAATAGTCGGTTCCTTCACGGTTAATTCCAGCTCTATATGTTAATTTTTGTAATGGCATTATTTACCTTCAAAGAGTGCTTTTTCATCTAATCTACGAATTTGTAATCCTCGTAGTATTTTACCACCTGCACGACAGTATTTCACTAACGATTCCATAGCCGCCTTTTTATCGCCCCTAAGCAACGCTTGACGGAGTGTTGATCTTTGAAAGCATCCAAGGCCCAGATTGAAGCAAAAACTAATAATAGCGTCAAATTCATGTTGTCGAAGAGGCACGTTAGGTAGCATCTTATGTACTCCAAGCTCGAAGCGTTTGAGATCTGATTTAAGAAGTCCATCTATTTCTTCCTGTGAAAAAGTTCTGTTCCAAGATTCAGGCAGTGATTTGCCATCCCCGATAAGATGACCAACGCCCACAGTATACAGGTTTGCAGGACAACGGTAGGGACGATTACGCACACCTTCATGATGTTTAATAAGTTTGATAGCACGTTCTGATACCTTCACTTATTTCTTTTCCCAAGTTCTTGAACCAAAGTAGAAACCTATAATAGATGCTACGATAGCCATTTCATCCGTTGAAAATACTTCTTGTGAGGCTACAATAAAGTCAACACCTGAGTACATAGCCCATGCTAATGATACAAAATTAATAAGCACTAACTCACCTACGAAGATAAATGCCACTACAGGTCTTACCATAGCATTCCAGTTCTTAACTGTTTGAGAACCACCTTCTACTAATTTCTTATCGTGGTCATATAATGCTTCACGTTCTTGAGCGTACGTTTCTGCGTACGTGCCTTCTAATTCAATAGCTGCAATCTTTTCTTGAGCTACAAAACCTTTTTCTGCCATAAGTAATGCTTGGGCATTTTGTAATTGAGCCATTTCACGTTCATGTTTTTGATCTCCCTTTTGTTGGAAGAAGCCTAGTATGTTCGGGAGCCCCGCAGTAGCGAAGCCAAGAATCGAGGAGAGGATGGATAGCATATTTAATTTCCTAGTGGGTTAGTAACTGCCTTTTTAAGGGCTTTCATATCTTCTTTTACATTGGTAACAGTATCAGCTATCTTATCTTGAGATGATCTGGCTACACTGCTTGCTTCAATTGCTTTACCATAGGCTTCATTAGCCTTTTCTAAAGCACGATTATTAGACATCATTACATCTACTAATTGACGCTCAGTAGATTTAGATCTGTCTTCTAATACAGTAATGCGTGTTTCAACATTACTCATTTTCTTTACTTCTTCAATCGTACTCTGCAAGTCGTTGAAGAGGGTTATTCCGTAATAGATTGGCCCACCGATTGCGGTTAAGAGAATCGAACCTATCACCAACATTTGTTTCGGAGAGAAGTGAGAGAGTAAACTCTTGAATTCGTCCATATTCATTTTCCTGTTCTAAACTAATATATTCTTGTATTTGTTGTTGTTGCATATTGTATCCAGCGTTTAATAACTGCATACTCATTACTATGCCAAATCCTGGCACTATTTCTTTGCCCTTAGGCGTTTCTACTTTTACCTCTGGTGGAGCGGACTTTAGCTCTATTGAGGTTGAAACTTGTAACTTTTCTGTAGTCGTTGTGCTGGACGGGCTTATAGTCAGACTCTCCTGTAAAGAAGTCGTTCCAGGGTTCATTCCTTGAACTGGCTCTATAGCCTGCGTCATCGTAATACTTGACGTGCTTTGTGAGATAACACTGTTCGGATTTAACGGGCTGATTGGACTCACAGGGCTCGCTGGGTTGTTGATATTCGTAGCTGTCATCTTGCAAGTATCTAATATTGTCGACCATGCAGTCCATATTGGAGAACCATACGGATCTGAACATATCGAACTTCTTTGTTCCTGCAAATAGCCTTCGTAACCAGCTGAACACGTTAGTTGCCTCGTTTCAGTAGATTCAATACACGTTGGAGGATCTTGCGTGCAATTGTTACTAGTTGTTGTCCAAGCGCTCCAACTTTGTGAGCTACATTCAAAATTCCTACTTTGATTAATAGCACCTGATTGGTGAACTGGGCAACTAAGGGTTTGATACTCAACTTGAGGGCTACACACTGGGACTTGATATATTGAGCAATAAGGGTCACTCGGTCTATACCAGCCACAATAATGGTTTTGCAAAGCGACATCAGTTGGGATGCCTTCGCAGACCATTGAACCTTCCAGGTACCAACCTTGTTCAGTATTTGAGAAACTACAGTACCAAGCATATGCATTACTCCTTATTATTAATAGTAGAAGGAAGAGTATAATCTTCGCCATAAAGCTTCCTAAATTTTTCTGGGTTCTTTGTAAACCATGCCTTCTTAGCTGCGTTACCTACAGCGCCAGAATAAGGACAAGGTGAACCACTCATTTCCATAGCATCCCATACTTTTGGATCTTGGCATAGCACTGATACGGCAGCTACTTTAAGTCCTAAGTCATTTAATGTTTTTGCTAACTTAATCTTAACGCAGTTCTCATCAAGTAATACTGTACCGCCTGATAAAGATATAAAGCCTAAATTACCCGCTGCACTAATAGGCACTGCACAAACATCTTGTGAGAAAGCAGACATACTAGGTGCCATAGCACTAGGCACTGGCATACCTTTGTTGTTGATTGTTGTTGTATCTGCATGCGCTTGATGTACGCAAACAAGCAAACAAAGTGTAATTAAAATTCCAATAAGTATTTTCATATTAGTAAGTAAATTTTACAAATCCATCGCCACCAGCAGCTCCGCCTATTTCAACATCATTAGGACTAAATCCAGAAGATGATCCACCGCCTCCACCACCACCATTAATTCCAGCACCACCTGGTGTGCTAAATCTTCCAGCTGTTCCTCCAGATCCTACTGAGGAAGCTCCACCAACACCACCAGTTGACCAACCAGCACCATCAGCAGGTAATCCTGCAACACCATTAACTCCGTTTGAAGTTGATCCTGTACCGCCAGTACCGCCAGCGCCACCTACGTTACCATCACCAGAACCACCAGCGCCACCGTTACCACCGTTGGCTGTAACTAATACTGTAGCACTTCTTAATACTCTAGATAAACCACCTGTACTACCTGTGCCGCCTGTACGTCCACTACCAAAACCTCCAGCAGCGCCTGCTGCCCCTACTGTAATAGATAATGTTTCACCTGGGGTAACTGCTAAAGTAGATGATGAAGTACCGCCACCACCACCACCACCTCCGCCTCCACCTACAGAAGCACCATCTCTACCTGATGATGGGAATCCACCACCACCACCTGCACCAACAGCTGTCATAGTGATAGATGTAACGCCTGCAGGAACAGTAAATGAATATGATCCAGCAGATGCGTATGTAATTGAATTAGGATTGACTGGAGAAATGATCACAGTACCAGCACCACCCGCACCGCCAGGATGTCCGCAACATGATCCGTTTTGTGCACCACCGCCTCCTCCACCTGAACCTTGAGATCCAGCAGAGCCTGCACCGCTTCCACAACCACCACCTGGTCCACCTGCGCCACCAGCGCTGTAAGTAGAAGCACCGCCATTACCACCACTACCTGTACCTTGTGTATTAGATCCATTAGAGCCTGGGTTACCGCCAGCACCACCTGTGCCTCCTGTACCGCCTGGAGATGTTCCACCACTACCACCATTAGCTGATAAAAGAACTGTAGCACCTCTACTTAGTGAAGATAAACCTCCAGATCCGCCAGAAGCACCGCTTGGTCCGCAACCACCTGCGCCTCCTGCGCCTGCCGTACCTACAGTGACCGATAAGTTTTCACCTGGAGTAACAGCTATGGTACTTGTAGAATAATACCCTGATCCACCACCACCGCCTGACCATCCAAAATGGATATAGCCACCATCATTACCTGCAGCACCACCTCCACCTCCGCCAGTGACAGCTACGTTTAATGAATTAACACCTGCAGGTGTTGTATAAGTATATGTACCTGGACTGTTGTAAATAGCAACATTAGCACCAAGTGGGGTAATAGATACAAATCCTGAGCCACCGTTACCTGCATATGATCCGTAGTCACCGCCTTTGGTATAATTTACATTAGCACCTG